TGAGAATCGTGTTGACGGGTTTCTGGAAAAGAGCGAATCCAGGATATCTCCACATTTGATATACTGACTGGTTCCGTTAAAACTGTAAGCCTTTGCCAGGTTGCCATTTACATCTGAAACTGCAACAGGAGAACCCACATTGGTTCCATGATATCCATTGCCTGAAAGATCATTGGTATTGCTGTCGAGCGGCCAGTATGCCACAAGACCCATTGGAGGAGGAAGCGGCGATACTGGTTTTTTATACATGTAAAGTGTATCGATAGCTGTCGATCCCAAAACTATATCATATAATCTTACTTCATCAATTCGTCCCTGATATCCATTTGTTGGATTACCGGAAGAGTACGTTCCTCCAATCGTTACTTCTTGTACACTGTTAATAGTTGTGGTCCCTCCGGATCCCAAACTTCGGGAATAGATACCGGGTTGTTTGTTGATAAATATTTTAAGTCTGTCGGCATTGGAGTCCAGTGAACCATCATAGGTAATGACTCCATGAAACCACTCGTTTATTGGGACTTTTGTTGGCGATTTAACTTCGTAATAATTTACACCAGCGAGTGTTGCATATGAAATAAGGACAACTACTGAACTGTCTTTCTCATGTGATACATACCATTGATATGGTCCTGAAGATCCTGCCCCCGATTTGGCTATAATCACGTTGTCACCCTGTGTTGATGAGTACTGAAGTGTATTTGCCCAGAATGAGATCGAGAATTTAGCATTCGGAGTTTTGGCAAATACTGAATCCAAAATATCACCATATTTGATGTATTGAGTAGTACCATTAAATGCATGTGATCCCATGTTTCCATTTACATCACTTTCGACAACAGGTCCATTTATTTTAGTACCATCAAAATTGAAACCTGAATAATCCTTGACATTACTATCCAATGGCCAATATGCCACAAGTCCTACTGGTGGAGACGGTGGAGGTGGTGGTACGCTAATCTTATAACTATTTAATGAATCTATATCCGCCATGTTCAATACACGGTTATAAATTCTAATTTCATCAATTGTTCCTTCATAACCATTCACTGGATTTCCGGATAAGTATGTTCCCCCTATTGTTATCTCTTGCGTTGTATTAATGGTTGTTGTTCCTCCAGCTCCAGCACTTCTTGAGAATACTCCAGCTTGCTTATTGACATAAATCTTGATTCGGTCCGCATTGTTCAACTGATTACCATCGTAAGTTAATACAGCATGAAACCATTGATTAGTGTTCACAGTTGATTGTGATTTTACTTCATAAAAGTTCGTTGATGCCGTAGTTGAATAAGCAATAAGAGCAACAATATTCCCGTTATTTTCATGTAACATATACCACTGATAAGGACCGCTGGATCCTGCTCCGGATTTTGCAATAATGACATTATCTCCTTGGGTCGCCGATAATTGATTTGTTTTTGCCCAGAAAGAAATAGAAAATGTCGCCTTTGGTGATTTTGCAAAAACTGAATCCAGAATATCCCCAACTTTAATGTATTGGCTTGTACCATTAAACGTTAAAGCCCTATTTGCAGTACCATTTACATCAGGACCAATAACAGGTGACCCTACAGAAGTGCCATTATTACCTAAGCCGGATAGATCATTGAAATTGCTATCCAATTGCCAATATCCAATCAGACCAGTTTGTATTTGTTGAGCTCGAGCCTGAATAAATATTAGGCATACAGCTGTTATTAAGGTGAATACTTTTTTCATAGCTAACATGAATTTTACCAAATATATAACATTTATGTATTACATATTATCCAATATTTATCAGTCTTTAATTGATAGTTTCTTAGATTTAATTTCCGCGTCGCCGCCGCATAGCCACTTCGGCAGAGCAAGGTATCGCTGAAGCGTTAGGAACCTGCACTTTAACTATAGCGACAGTGCACGAAGGAGCAAGCCCGCCTTGAATACACTTTAATATACCGTAAAACTTAAAAAGCCCGCCGTCGCTCCTCGTGAACGAGGAGCTATGGCGGGCGAAGGTGGAGATGGCGGGTTTAGCGATATCCGGATTTTGCAGCCCGGAACACCAGTAAATACGTTGGGTGATATTTTCAGTTTTTGCCATTATCGCTCCAAATTGATACGGTTATTGAATCGGTTATTTACTCTCGAGCAGTTGCTCGTATGTAGTTCCAAGTTTCTTTTTCAAACGAATTAGTATATCAATGCTTGGTTCCCGGGAGTTATTTTCAAGGTGCGACAAATACCCCTGGGAGATATCCATAATCTTCGCAAAATCCTCCTGACTAAGCCCCTTCTTCTTGCGTGCTATTCGTATGTTGTGCCCCAGGGTCATTGATATTGGAATTACTCATATATGATTGTACGCAGGATAAAAGCTTGTCTGAATAAGTATACAGGTCTTCAACCCTTTCGAGCTGATACTTAACTTCCGACCTACCGGCTTCAAACAAACCAACTTGTCTTTTGGTCCCATTAAAGTAAAGTCTTGCTAATGGTTTGCGGTTGTTATCATCAAGAATTATTGAGCAGTATGACTGGGCATCCCTCATGAATACCCTCGATGGGTCTAACTCTTTTGCCAAAATTGCTTTAACAATGATATGGGCAAACATCTCCTCTTCAGTTGTTTCAATTCTTGGAGGTGCAACCGGAGCTTCGGCCACCATGCTCTCTTCTTCTTTCTTCAGGGCGCTTTGGAGCCTGGCAGTTACAAGATCGTTTAATAATGCAGTACAGGCCTTTGTGGTGTAATCTTTGAATTGCTCCATCGCCTTTTCAGTTAACCTACCGGAGTATGCCTGTGAGGCATATAAGCGAACAAAACCATCGGATGGCGCACTAAGATCTCTTGAAATCAATACCCGCAATTCATTCAAATACTTTAACTCGTTTGCCGTCGCCGAGATTGATTCTGCGTTAAAATATGACTTATGAAATTTCTTTAACTCTTCAATATTGTTGTCCCTGATTTCTGAGATATTGAATTCCAAAAACGGTTTCTCATCCATTTTGTTCTTCTCCTCCAGGTCTGAATAAAACCGGTAAACGATTCCATTGGTGAGTAGGCTGAACTTTGCTTTGCTTACATGGAAATAACGCAGAAGTTGTCCATCGTGAAGGTCCAGGTTCTCCTGCCAGTGTTTACATTCAACCAAAAGTATTGGATCACCATCTTTAAAAATGGCGTAATCAATCTTTTCTCCTTTCTTCAATCCAATGTCTGAAATGAATTCCGGCACCACCTCGTGGGGATTGAACACATCATATCCAAGTGCTCTTATAAATGGCATAATAAAAGCGTTTTTGGTGGCCTCTTCTGTTTGGATCGAATCTTTGAGTTTCGAAACGCGTTCAGAGAGCTGCTTGATTTGGTCTTTAAAATCCATTGTGTTGTGAATTATTTCTATTTACTATTCATAAGTTCAAATCTGACGTATCCCTTCTTTGTACCTGGTCCAAAGTTCAGTGCCTTATTAAACTGTTGTGCAATCCGGATCATTTCAATAAAGGCCTTTCCAGAGCGGGTATTGGGACTATGCGCTGAGATATCATTCTTAAATTCAAGCGTTGATGAAGATCCTGCAAAACTATTCATCGCTATGTTGCCACGAGTAGAATTGTCAAATACACCTTTGAATACCCAGTACTTTCCTGAGTCTAAGGTTACATCGGTTATTGTAAAATTGATTTTGTCAAGTGGACTATTATTAAGTGAAGTAAACTCAGTTTTAATAGAGGTTTCGGTTTGGCTTGCAATGGTATAACCGTTCATAATAAGCACGGTTTTAATCTTGTCAAGTGTGGTGGTACTATCCTTTACAATAAATATCGACTTACTGTATTTGGGCGCAAAATACACTTGATACATTTGAGCATCAGATGCAAGGGGGATCAAAGTAATCAATAGTAGTATAATGTATCTCATATCTGGTTTCTTTTGAGTTTTCCTTTTATGATCCAGACATCTATCACATCATCAATATTCACCTCGAATGGATCGTACTTATCCTTATTCTCACTTACCAAGCTCCATCTGCTCGGCTTAGTATTCTTTCGAATATACTTAATATACCGGTTACCGTCTCGAAGTCTAACCAAAAACGCTTCTCCAAATGGCACCAACGCCTTTTCAATCTTCTTACAAGCGATTATTTCACCAGACTGATATAGAGGGTACATACTATCTCCAAAGCAGTTAATCCAAAAGTCGCAATCTTGAAAACCCGGAAAAGAAACCTGTGCGGCCGGAGTCTCTGTTTTATCATCAAAAGTGCTTACAGCTCCTGCAGCTGCATCAACATCGTAGTATGGGCGACCATTCTTTATGGTAAATGGTTTCACATTAAATGCATTGAACCCATATGCTGCAAGTTTGCTTTTAAATCCATCATCAATCGTCGCCTGCTTCAAGTGGTAGTACAGGTTTTGCCGGGACAAACCCATAGTGTTTGCTACCTGATTCGCGTTAAGGTTCTGCTTTTTAAGGAACTCGGCTAATATTTTTCCATCGTGTGACATAGTGCATTAGTATGTGGATAACTTAATGTGAAATCCATTTGACATTACGTGGTAAATCACTTTACATTTGTTCAATAATAATTAACGAAGGTATGAAAAAAGTCCAGTTAAAAAAGGTATTCCGCGTGATGTTGATTGAGCAGCCCCGCTTACGCAAGTCGATTGCTGCTGACTTAATGCTTCACGAACAGACTATCGCTCGGTGGGCAAAGCATAACAACGAATCGTTGACTGACAAACCTTTTTTGAATGCCTTCCGTAAGCACACCAAAGCCACAGTTGAACTGACCGAGGAGGTTGATATCAACGAATCAGAAATGGTAAAGTAAAATGAGTAAGGAGGATTCAATACAGATTCAAGCCCTGGTAAAGGAAGTGTCTGAGATCAAAAGTCTCCTGCTTACCATCAGTGGTGTAAAAAAGGTAAAGACTTCTGACAAACCAAGCGTGAACCATTACAGACGGAAATTAAGATCAAACAATGGAAATAGTTAGCTACTTCTTCGGACTTGAAAACGCCGAGCGTTTCATGTTCACTGCACTTATTCTGATATGGTTTGCGGTTCAGTACATATTGCTGCGCCGTGAATACAAGCATCGCCAGGATGAAATGGCGCAATCATTCAAAACCTATTTTAAAAGCAAAAAGCCTCATGGAAGAATCCGTAAGGCCTGATGCTATGACACACCCGCTAAAGTATATCACCATGACAAATCTAACCCAAAAAATCGAAACCTCAATTACACCAGATCAATTCATCTGGGGGATCAAATCAGAAGCGACCTGCCTTATGCTCATGCATAAAACGGTTGAACGCATCACCAACGAATTCAGAAGGGTGATTAACTCAGAGACTCCACAGTCAACTGATTATTCAATTGCCGTCGAGCTGATCTCTGAACTGGATGAATACGGATTCAAGGAAGAAGCAGCGTTCTTAATGACTGAGCTTACCAATCTTACATTGGAATGTAATATCCATTTGGCGGCATGGCTCCGGTTGCAGTACAAGCATTTAAATATGCGCATGCCTGAGGCCCTCTCCTTAATTCCAACCCAATCCCTTAAAGGCCGGAAAATATTTATTGAGCATATGTGTAATCGTAACGGCATTATAGAATTCTCCTTCTGCTACCGTGAATGCATGGAAGAAGAAGGCACAAGTTATTTTGATGCGCAGGTCCTTGTCCAGGATATTATTGAATACGCAACTGTGCACATGGATTTTAAAGGAGTTGATGATAATGATAGCCTCGAAGGTGATCGGGTTGAACGAGCTATTTATATAGGTGCACAAATCTTGGTCGAGGAGTTTACTCGAGAAGTAATCGAGCAGTATGTTTTCGCCGGAAAGGAGATCGTGATTCTATGAGCGAATTCCCAATACTAAACATGGCCGTTATTCCTATGACTGGTCAGAAGATAACTCTTCGTAGAGCAGGATCTAAAAAGCATGTGGTCCGGGTAGAGCTTATATCAGATACAAGTAAGCATACCGAAACCGAAGTGATGGGATATTTACCGGCGTTCGACTTGTTTGAAAAAACCGTTGCTGAACATTATCGCATTGCCCGCACTCAACCAGGTGCCGGAGTAAAAGATACCGCAGGGGTGCGGTAGTTGGTGATATGCCGATGGGGATCGGCTGACAAGAACGGGAACGACGTTCGGCCCCCGCCCGGTGGCAGCACTTAACAAAAGAGCGATCCGGGCACATGGAGAGGTGGTGGAACAGTAGGCCTGATTTTTCGTAGTTGTTTTATTAGGATTTTACGGTTACGCATCATGCAGGTTCAACTCCTGCCCTCTTCACATCGCGCGGTAGAGCAGTGGTAGCTCGCTGGGTTCATAACCCAGAGGTCGGTGGTTCGAATCCACCCCGCGCTACAAATTTTAACCCGCTAAATTATATAACATGGAAACCAACAAACAAAATCAGGTCCTCGACCAGGTCATTGAAATGGCCACATCAAAACTGCCAACTGATGAAGTTCAGCAGCTGACTACTATTCTTAATCAACTTCGGGATGTAACTGCAACACCGGATGAAATCATGATGCTCTATCGTCAAGCGTGCAAAGCTTTGGGTATTGATCCTGATGAGAACCTCCCATTCTCAAATCCAACAACAGATCGCCAGCATGCACATAATGCAATTGAAATGTTGTGGGTCCTGGCAGAGCATTGGTGTAAGGATTGGAAACCGGACTGGACGAATAGCGACCAATGGAAGTATTACCCATGGTTTGATATGTCATCGGGCTCCGGTGTCTCGTACGGCGGCTACGTTCACGATTACTCGAATTCGATTGTCGGTTCCCGGCTTTGCTTCCCAACAAGTGACATGGCTAAAGAGTTCGGCCAAAAGTTTACTCCGCTGTACGAAAAAATAATGATCAAGAAATAACATGGCACAAACAGTAACCATTACCAGAGCTAATGCTTTGAAGGCCTACAAATCGGCAGATAAAGTAGGAAAGAAACTTTTAACGGATCTGATTCCGGAATTAAACACTCCTGAAAAAATCACGGATCGCATCAAAACACTTCAGGATGCGATTGAAGCAGTTGGTGTTTCAGAAGATGCGCATGTCCTACTTGCTTATGCTGGCAAGGATGCAGATATGATTGCTGCACGGTCAGCTCTCGAACTCACAATTATTGCCCGGGCGTTGAATGAAGATTGGGAACCAGATTGGAGTGACTCAAGTGAGTATAAATACTATCCGTGGTTTAACATGTCGGGCTCCGGTGTCTCGTACTTCGACTGCGATCGCGTTATCTCGACTTCGGCTGTCGGTTCCCGGCTTTGCTACAAATCTCGCGAGCTGGCTGAGTATGCCGCAAAGCAGTTCCAATCTCACTACAACAATTTTATGACCCTTTAACAAATCCAATATGAACAGTAACATTAAAACTTTCGAAGATGCCTGTGTGTTTATGGGCACAACACCCGAGGCTGTACTTCCGGCCCTGGTTATCCCTCACCTTTCTTCAGACGAAATCGCTTACCGCAAACTCAAGGTGATTGTGGCAGCGATCAATAAAGAAGAAAATGGTGGTGTGGAGTGGACTCCCGATTGGAATAACACCAACGGTACTCAGTGGAAACATTACCCATGGATGGAAATTGCTGCATCACCCGAACAACCATCGGGCTCCGGTGTCTCGTACTTCGACTGCGATCGCGTTATCTCGACTTCGGCTGTCGGTTCCCGGCTTTGCTACCTGAGTGAAGAGGGTTGCCAGTACGGTGCGACGCAGTTCGAAGACGTGTACTGCGACTTTTTTCTGATAAAATAACGGCCTTAGGTTGTATAGGGTTGAACTGTTTGTTCGCTCGTGTGTCAGGCTCCAGTGTCTCGTACAACGACTACGATAACGATAACTCGAATTCGAATGTCAGTTCCCAGTTATGCTGATAGAATTTACCCTATAAACCGTGCCATCAGTGCAAAAAATAAACCTATAAAGAATGGGCTTTGGTATTGGCCATATGGCCGAGAAGAAGACCAGGACAGCAAAGAATGAAACGATTAAGCAATATATACCAACGAATCATAAGTATGAATAATCTGGTACTGGCTGATAAGAAAGCCCGCAAGGGTAAGTCGGATCAGTACGGAGTTAAGATTCATGACCGGCAGCGGGGATGCAATCTGATTCGTTTACAAAATATGCTGATCGACAAAACTTATAGCACATCTGGATATACAACATTTAAAGTTTATGAACCAAAAGAGAGGGAGGTATACCGCCTCCCTTTCTTTCCTGATCGTATTGTACACCATGCCATCATGAATATTTTGGAGTCTGTATTTGTCGCATCTTTCACCGCTGATACGTTCAGCTGCATTAAGGGTCGTGGAATACATGCGGCATCCTTTGCAGTAAGAAGGGCACTCAGGGATGAAGTCCAAACCCGTTATTGCCTGAAGATTGATATCAAAAAGTACTATCCCAATGTAGACCATCAGGTTTTAAAGGTCCTGATTCGCCGAAAGATTAAGGACAAGGATCTTCTGTGGCTACTGGATGAAATTATCGACTCGGCACCAGGCCTACCTATTGGAAACTACCTGAGTCAATATTTTGCCAACTTCTATTTGTCCGGGATGGACCATTGGATTAAGGAGCAGCTGGGGGTAAAACATTACTTCCGGTATTTGGACGACATGGTGTTCTTTTCTGCTGACAAAGATTCGCTGCATAAGATACTGGAGAAGGTTAAAGCATATACCGCCCACCAGTTGAAGCTTAGTTTGAAAGAAAACTATCAGGTGTTTCCGGTTCAAGCCCGGGGTGTAGACTTTGTGGGGTACGTACATTACCATATCCATACCAGCCTTCGTAAATCAATCAAACAAAGATTCGCCCGGATGTTAAAATCAAATCGCACCCGCGCCTCAATTGCATCATACAATGGCTGGATACAACATTGTGATGGTCGTAACTTATTCAATACACTTACCCATGGCCGTTAATTTCAAAGAGCTTAATATAAAACCGACGTTACCCAGTTTCATTGGGGATAAAATCCGTATTCAAAAGGTCCTGAATCGGGAAATTGAAGTTCTCGGATTCAAGGTGGAGTCTTCAAAGTTTGACGGTAAAGGTGATTGTTTGTGTCTCCAGATAAGACTTAATGGAGATCACCATATCATATTCACCGGTTCCAGAATGCTTCAGGATATGATATCACAAGTTCCACAGGACAAGTTCCCTTTTATCACAACCATAGTCACCGAGAACGATCGGTTCATTTTCACTTAAAAAACAATATGATTTTAGTTATAGACCTTTTCTGTGGGGCCGGTGGTGTAACAACCGGATTTGAACAAGCTGAGAGTTTTGGACAAAAAGTGTCCAAAGTTATAGCCTGTGTAAACCATGATGAAATGGCCATCGCAAGCCACGAAGCAAACCACCCGGACGCACTCCATTTTACTGAAGACATAAAGTGCATTGACATGCAACACCTGCAGGATATCCTTCGTGTTGCTAAGATTCAATATCCGGATGCCCTGGTAATGCTTTGGGCTTCTCTTGAATGTACGAATTTCAGTAAGGCTAAAGGTGGATTACCACGAAATGCTGATAGCCGTAGCCTTGCCGATTATATGCCATGGTATGTTGAAGCATTACAACCGGATTATGTAGGGATTGAAAATGTGGTTGAGTTTATGAGCTGGGGACCACTGGATGAAACCGGACGGCCGATCAGTCGAAAATGTGGAATTGATTACATGCGTTGGGTAAATACCATGAAATCATTGAATGGTGGATATGAGTACGAGTGGAAAGAGTTGAATGCTGCTGACTATGGTGCCTATACATCACGCAAACGATACTTTGGATTGTTTGCTGCATCCGGACTTCCTATTGTATTTCCTCATCCAACGCATGCAAGGAAGCCGGAAATAGGATTCTTTGCTGAGAACAAAGAAAAATGGAAGCCGGTCCGAGAAGTTCTGAATCTTGAAGATAAAGGGGTGTCGATCTTCCAACGTAAAAAACCGCTTTCAGAAAAAACATTGGAACGGATTTATGAAGGCTTGATAAAATTCGTGGCGGGTGGTAAGGAAGCGTTTATCTCAAAGTACTATTCAGGTAAGCCGGAATATAAAAACTCGTCCATCAATTCACCGGTTGGAACTGTTACAACCATTCCGCACGAATCGTTGGTTCAACCTAAATTTATGGTGAACTATCACCATTCATCAAAGGCAGATTCCATTGATAACCCAAATCCAGCATTAACGACAAAAGACAGGCACGCAGTAGTTACACCTGCATTTATTGCTGCTTACTATGGCAATGGCCACAATTGTACGGATATCAATAATCCATCGCCTACACTTCGAACAAAAGATGGAGCTGCTCTTGTTCAACCACAATTCATCATGCGGGATTTTACAAATGGTGGAGAAAAACAAAGTATCGATGTTCCGGCAGGAGCAGTAATGCCATCTCCAAAAATGAATCTGGTTAGCGTTGATCCGTATATTATGGACACGCGTTTCAACAATGTGGGTTCTGATATCAATAAGCCGGCAAACACGATTACAGCGAATAGGAAATGGCCATACCTGATAAACATGAATAGCTCAACTGCTCCTCCAGTTGATGCATCAAACCCATCCCCTACCATCACATCCGTTCGAACTCATTACCTGATTAACCCGGCGTGGTTCAATATGGGAGCAATCGATATCAACGACCCATCCCCTACCATCATCGCACGGCAGGACAAAACTCCTATCTACATGGTTTCATCCCAAACCGGAGAAGCTGTAATCATTATTTACGAAACCGATAGCGAGTTCACACGGAAGATCAAGGAGTTCATGGCCATGTACGGAATCATCGATATATACATGCGCATGCTGAAAATTGATGAACTGCTAAGAATACAGGGATTTCCTACCGGGTATATACTCAAAGGCACTCAGGCACAGCAGAAGAAGTATATCGGCAACTCAGTAGTACCTGTAGTAGTTAAAGCATGGGCAGAAGCTCTGTATGAATCACATTTATTAATGGGAGTAGCATAATGGCCCTACGCGATCAACCATATCTCCCACTGTACGTTCAGGATTTCCTGACCGACGAAAAACTGGCTCAGTGCTCAGCAGAGACAACGGGTGTGTATATCCGGATTCTCTGTCTGATGCACAAGTCAGAACAATATGGCCGGATTTTGCTCAAGCAAAAGCACAAGCAAAAGGACGAGCAAATTGAAAATTTCGCAGCTGTACTTGCTAAACAGATGCCTTACGAATTCCATACCGTGAAGAAATCACTTGCGGAGCTGGTAGATGAAAGAGTTCTACTGGTGGAGGGTGATATGCTAATCCAAAAGCGAATGGTGAAGGATAATGAAATTAGCGAGATACGAGCAAGGTCAGGAAAAAAAGGCGGTGACAAATCGGCCTCAGTTAAAAATCATTCAGAACAAAATTTTGCTCAAGCAAACGCTATAGCAAAAAGCGTAGCAAACTCTGAATATGAAAATGAAACTGCAAATGAAATTGAAAAGGGATTAGGGGGTGTGGGGGGAAAGGGTCCCGTTCCACTTCCGACAGAATTTGCGACACGTATCGGACTCGACATCCTATCCACACTCCCCCCTTCTCAGTACATCCAAAAGCATCACCGCAACTTTTACGATCAGGCAATCCTTGGTCGAAACCTAAACATCGAGGCCCTTCATGCGGACTTCGACACCCAGAGCTTCACGCAGTTCAACAACGAGAAGCACTTCACAAACTCATTCTTCCTTCTGGTAAAAAAACAGCAAAAACTTCATTACGATGGAACCAAAGAAACTCAGCGACCTGGTAGACTTCAATCAGTCGGAACAGGCGCACCAAAAAACTTCAACGACGGACACAAACTCGGAACGTGATCAGCAGCAACTTGCTTTGACACCTGAGCAGGTAGACCGTTATCGCACAGCGTGGAGAATATTCATGCGGGTATTGGTTGCACAGGTCGCAAAAGAATCGGGTAAGCAGCTTGTCATCGACGAGCAGAACCAGACACCGATCGATATGTACATCGCTTGGGCAAGCTGTAACACAGCACGGATGATAGAACTGGGGATGGATCCGCGCAAAGGAATCATGCTCCGGGGTAACGTTGGATCCGGAAAGTCCATTTTATTCAGAACACACAGGACACTCCTGCAGCATGACGAGTACCGGGTTTTATTCCGCAAGTTTACGTTTACAACTTGTGAAGCTGTTGCAAAGCAGTATCAAGCCAAAGGAGATCACTACATCGAAAAATACACCACAAGGGCTGTTACGTTCGATTACGGAAGGCCAGTACTTTCCCATGTATGTTTTGATGATCTAGGGAATGAAGAGCCGAAGAATCACTATGGCAACTATCGTGAGGTTATGAAGGATATCATCACTGAGCGGTACGATCATTTTGTGGATCACGGACTGATCACCTGTGCGACCACCAATCTTACTATGGACGAAATCGAAAAGCGGTACGATCCAAGAGTACGGTCCAGACTGGAGCAGATGTGCAACGTGATCGGAATTGGAAGCAACAAGGATTCTTACATTGATAGAAGGAGATAACCAATACGACAATGGAAACTGAAAAATTGAATGAAGAAAAGCCTGCATTGCAGCAAGGTGCTGTTAGCGGTTCGTGCTTCTCGAAAGGTGACTGGTATGTAGGAAGACTATTCCCGCTGCCGGATATTTATTGCAATGGCAAAAAGGTGGCTGTAATTTCAAAAGACCTACCAATTGAGGAAAGAGAAGCAAATGCCCGAATGATGGCAGCAGCACCAGATTTATTTGAAGCCGTTGACCAATTACTTAGCAGAATAGTAGTTTCTGATACTTGGGATAAAAAAGCTGTGTTGGTTGCAAGGGCAGCCATACGAAAAGCAACTGGACAGGTCGCATAGCGTACCGAACAAAGGAATTAACTACTAAAAGAACCAGAACAATGAGCGCAGAAAGATTCAAACGACCAACAGACGATCAAGTAGTAGGCTTGGCTATCCTGTTTAACGATGGGGAATTAGACCAAGAGGTATTAGTCAAAATGGTTTCCCTTGCTGATCTTATAATTGACAGGCTTTACGAAAACGGGGATGTACTTATCCCATCAACTAAAGAACAATGAGCGCCGACATTGACCTCTTCGGAAATAACCTGCCCGGTCCGGTAATTAAAAATAGCTCTGGAACACCAAAGACCAACCCGATGCTTCGACTGGGTCCTGGGCCTGAAGGTGCAAGGTGTAAAACATGCAAGCATCTATGCTATAACCAATCAGCCAACAGGTATTACAAATGCGAACTGAGAGGAATTACAAACGGTCCCGCAACCGATCACCGGGTAAACTGGCCAGCGTGTAGTAGGTATCAGCAGGAAAAGCGTGTGTGAATAATTAGTTGATAAGAATAGCGATTACCTTGACTATTAATAATGTCTATTGGACATATATTTGTTCTACACAAATAATTACTGTCCATGCCAACGCAGCCAAAACCACTACCAAAACCGTGGTATACGCCTCCACAACCTCATGAGCGTTGGTATCGCGATAAATCCAAATTCAATTATAACTCTCCGGCATGGCGTAAGCTGAGTAAGCAAGTAGCCTTGGAAGAACCATTGTGTTCTGAATGCAGAAAAGAAGGACGTGCGGTCCCAGGTGAAGTAACCGATCACGACAAAGCAATTGAAGACGGTGGTGATCCATGGGCACGGGAAAACCTGCACAGGTTATGTAATAGCTGTCACAACTCAAAGTCGGCACGAGAGAGAAATGCACGAGCACGCAATCAACCATAAATCACACGAACATGAATCAAAAGAAAGCAAAGCGTCTTCGAAGAGAAGCCGATGTACTAAAAGGAATTTACCAATCTACACAGTTCTTCTCCGAATCACCGTTCCTAACCAATACAATATAATCGAAGTGAACCGTATTCCTTAGGGGGGTAGGGGGTTTCTATTACCGCAATCATCTGTTTTGTAACGGCATGTTTAGTTTTATTCATATGCAGCCAATATTCAAAGGGGGGTATTTAAGTCAGCAGCATGGCAACTCGAGGTAAACCAAAAAAACCACGAAAAGTAAAAGAGGCTCAGGGCACTTTACGAAAGCATCGGGATAAACCAGAGCTTGAACTTCCTGCTGTTTCTGTTGTTCCACTTGCTCCCGATAAGCTAAACGAATACGGAAAACAAGAATGGAGTAATCAAATCTTTGGTTTGGTTGAGTCCGGGATTTTTGCCCAGTGCGACAAAACCATTTTTGAAATGTACTGCGGTCAAATTGGACTTTACCGACAGCTGGTGGATGAGTATACCAAAGAGGGAATGATGAAAGGAAAAATGATTAACCCAAAAGTTTACCTGGCAAACTCTGTACTGAAACAAGCTGTTGCAATTGGGGCAAAGTTCGGATTAACACCAGCCGATCGTCCATACATAACCCCGCCAAAGGACAAAGCAAAATCAGATCCAATCGAGGCGATGCTTCAACAGCTACATGGTAAAAGATGAGATCGATCAATACTGCAAGGACGTTTTATCCGGGAAGATCATTTCCTGCCAGCACATTAAAATGGCCATCAGGCGATATAAGTCGGATTTGCAAAACGCCAAAAAACAAGGATGGTATTTTGATGAAGCAGCCGCCACCGTATACATCGCTTTTATTGAGATGCTCCCTCACGTTAAAGGTCAACCAGCCAACGAAAGAAGGCTTTTAAAACTCGAACCAGTGCAGAAGTTTATCATATGGAATTTGTTTGGATGGAAAATTAAGCAATCCGGAGCTCGCAGGTTCCGGCATGCTTATATTGAAATGGCCAAGAAGAATGCGAAGTCTACGCTTGCCGCCGCCATCGCTCTTGCAATGATGATTTTAGACCAAGAGGCAGGAGCTGAAATTTATTCAGCGGCCACAACTTCAGAACAGGCGAACGAAGTATTCCAGAAAGCAGCCGTTAAGATGTGGCAAAAATCGCCATGGCTGCAAACAGATACAAACAACAATCCTCGAATCACCAAGTCACAATACCAACTGAACTATGATAAAATCGGCGCCTTCTTCAAAGCATTGCCAGGTGATGCGGACACAGCTGAAGGAAAGAACGCTCATTGTGCAATAGTTGATGAATACCACGTACACAAAACAGATGAGCTAATCAATAACTTGGTATCCGGATCTATCACCCGGACTCAACCACTGGTAATTCGAATTACCACAGCCGGGGTTTCACGAAAGGTACCCTGCTACCGGTACCGACAGGATTGTATTAATGTACTCAAGGGGATTACTCATGATGAGACGCTGTTCATTATGATCTTCACTCTGGATGATAAAGATTTCGAAGGCAATGGATGGAAAAACGAAAAGAACTGGCCCAAGGCGCACCCGTTATGGTACTCAAATCCAGAACTACGAGCTGGGGTGCGTTCAGAATATAAAGCAGCTATCCGCTCAGCATCTAAGGAAGTCGATTTTAAAACAAAGATGCTTTCTATCTGGACGGATACTGCCAAGTCATGGATCACGGATACTAAATGGATGAGATCCGCGGGCGTGGTAGATGAGGAAAAACTGTTAGGCCGCGAGTGTTTTGGTGGACTGGATTTGTCCAAATCGGGAGACTTTAGTTCTCTGGTACTGTTGTTTCCGATGGACGATGGAACATTCCAAATCATTCCATATTTCTGGCTTCCGGAAGAACGAGCAATGAACCGTTCCGGCCATCACTACAACAATTTTTTGGAATGGCGCAACTCCGGCCACATGTACTTAACCGATGGTGATACGATTGACCATCAGTATATCCGCAAAGAAATAAACGATCTGTCTACAAAGTTCGTGATCCACTCTATGGCTTATGACCGTTCGTTTGCAGTTACCCTGGTAACCGAACTCACCCAGGATGGCATTGTAATGAATCCCTTTCGCCAAAACCCAACAGAAATGAGTGCACCCATTTCAGAGATGGAAACACTCATTCTAAAGGGCAACTTACATCATGGTGGTCACCCGGTTATGCGCTGGATGATGAGTAATGTGCTGATTCAAAAAACACCACATGGAAACCTATTCTTCAATAAAGACAAAGCGCATGAAGCCATAGACGGTCCTGTGTCCGCAGCTATGTCTATTGGACATTATATGAGCGTAAAAGCAAATGAAAAACCTGTAATAGAATCAATATTTGTATGAAAGCAACAATTATCGGCGATCAGCCCCTTGAAAAATTTCCATCGTTTGAGTACGATCACAGTTACGGACTCAACTACGCAGCCAGTAAACGAAATACACAGTTTGCGTTCACTGGTCACCAAAAAGTATATGACACATATATACATCTTGGTATACTTGATATCATTGGAATTGATCCAACATTTGAAGGTCGCAAGTTTCCTGATCTTTTAGATGTTATACGGTTCGATCCGCACCAAGCGCATAATTACGATTGCAGTGAAGACTATGCAATGCGCTATGTGATAGCAGCTATTGCCGGTGAAGATATCGCTTATCCAAACAGGATGACCATTCTGCACCTGGCTATGTTTTACTGCCTAAAAAAGGGATATACTGAAATCGACCTTCTTGCGTGCGCTAATAATTACGACGAGCTGGGTAGTATTAGTCAGGATCATGAGCGAGGAAACGCTCCTTACATGCGTGCATTCACCGGCGCGATTGTAGCATGCGCTGCAAGATGTGGAGTAAAAATAAACTGGATAAAACAGGAGACCACAACATGAACCTATTGAAGAAGGATGAATATTTTATCAGGTGGTTTCAGCTATTAGCAACGCTCCCGAATCATCAAGCGGCATACGAACAAACTGAAGCTGAATATCAAATCCAAGCCGAACAGTTTCGGCTTTCAAAAAAATATCGCTACCGGGACTACGATTCGTTCCGGGTAGCAAAATGCAATCACTTAAAATTAAAAACAAATCGATGAACGCACAACAAGTAAAAGAAGTTTTAGACGAGATTATGCCTTACCCTCCAGACACGCTTCTGGGCCATCAGGAAATTAAACAGATTATAGATGTGGAGCGCATCACACTACTGCGAGCAATGAGCGAAACATCTCCAGAGAACGCAGTGAACCGGCTACCAGTTCTTCGTATTGAAGTAAGCGGCGATCCGTATTACATCATCAATGTGAAGCAAAATTTTGAACGGATCCGAAAAAGAATGGGCTGGTAAAATTGTTATCTTTTTGTTAACGCGCGTTAACACGATATGCAATTCCGTGGAGAGAATTTTGTCCTCAGATGGCAAGCTTCCTCACACGCGGGTTGAATAAATTTATTGAAAAGCGGTTTCAAAACGCGCTCACGGCATCTATTAATGGCTTTTCGCCATATGGTTTCTGGGGTGGTACCAACAACGCCGCGAATGTCGATGTAACCACATTCACCGCCCAAAAACTATCGGCCTTTTATGAAGCTGTGACCGCAATCTCTGAAGATGTTGCTCGTCCTGGTATCAGTGTAATTTTTACGGACGATAAAGGACAAAAACGCGTACAACGTAATCATGCTGTAGTCACTTTATTGGATGTTCAACCTAATCCGGTTAATACTCCATTCACGCTCAGAGAGGCAATTGTTCGCAGCGCACTCATTACCGGAAACGGTTACGGATATATAGTTCGCGATAACAGTGGAACACCAGTTCAAATTTGGTTTATACCAAGCGAGTTTGTGCTTCCAACCATTTACAACGGCCGAATATTTTATAACATCACCTACCCTTATCTGAATTTAAGCGGAACATTTACTGCTGATCAGGTATTTCATTATCGTGGTCAGGGAAACGGATGGATAGGACAATCGGTTGTTTCCTATGCTGCAGAAAGTATCGCAAACGGTCTGGCCACACAACAATACGGCAACAAGTTTTTTGCATCCGGTGGAGGCATGAACGGGATATTGGAATTAACAGCAAAGGATCCTGACGATTTAGCGAAGAAGAAGAAAATGTTTATGGAAACCGCGAAGCAGGATGGCATTGGCGCTGTTCAAGCGGGATCACAAACAAAGTTTACTGCTACCAGTATTTCAGCTAACGATGCTCAGTTCATTGAGAATAAAGAATTTACAGTTTCAGATATCTACCGGTGGTTCCGCTATGCTGATAAAAAAGATTTTGCCGGAAAACTTGAACAGTGGCAAATCCTTCACGTAACCAACTGCCTTTCTCCTTGGATAGTTCGCTTTGAGCAAGAGGCTCGGATGAAACTTTTAACTTATGCCCAACAGCCATATTGCACCATCGATATTGATGAAGCTATGTTGATGCGAGGTGATGCCGAATCGCAAGAGCGCCGTTTAAAAACCAAGTTCTACATCGGAGGAGCAACAACCAATGATTTACTGGCCGATATGGGTGAGAATACCATCGGCCCAGAAGGAGATCACCGCTACTTCCCAGTTAACATGATACGCGACGACTTTCAGGAAGACTTCTGGAAATCAAAATCAAAAGACAACATACCACTTGGCTCACCGGATGCATCCGGATCAGGCGCAACAAACGGAAATATTTCACAAAAAGGATTAAAAGGACAACCATGAGAGAACTCAGATATACTGTCGAACCTGTTGAGTGCAGGGCAGACGAAGAAGGAAAAGAGTACATAATTGGCCGCGCCATAGTGTACGGAAAACCTTACAAAATGTGGGAAGGACGATATGAATTTATCGCCCAGAACGCACTTGAGGGATGCGACATGAGCGATGTAATCGCATCGTTCAACCACGAAGATCACCTGCTCTTGGGCAGAAGTGTAAACGGCGAAGGAACCCTGCGCATTATCATGGATGATGGTGGATGCCGGTTTGAAATACCGGTAAACGAAACCACAGCTTCAAAAGATTGCCATACGAATGTGAAGTTAAAGAACGTGCGCGGATGCTCGTTTGAATTCACACCAGCTGAGGTGGATTGGCAGTACGATGTACCACAGGCAGATGGCACAAAAGCCGATATCAGAACGATTGTAAAAATCGGAAAACTCTATGCCGTGAATCCGGTGGTGTACCCTGCTTACCGCGATACAGACATTGAAACCATGAAGCGGAGCATAGTTGCTCCCGACAATCCTGCAAAAATAAACGAGCTGGAAATGCTTGAGTTAGAATATCAATTAATCAACAGATAAAACATGAAAACAGCAACACAACTGAAACAGGAGCGCCGGTCAAAAATGGACGAAGGCGCCGCGCTTTTAGCTAAAGCCAGAGGCGAAAACCGGAATTTAACACCGGAAGAAAAAACCCAATTCCAAACTATCAACGATGAGTTGAAAAGAATGGATTCTGAAATTATCGAGGCCGAAGAGCGCGAGTTGTTCGAAGCCCGCATAGCAGGTGCATCAGGTGTACCAGCAGCGCAAACCAGTGCAAAGGACGACAAAGACATGCGCTCATTTTCCTTTACCAAAGCCATTCGTGAAGCTCATGCTGGAAAACTTTCCGGACTTGAGTTGGAAATGTGCCAAGAGGGTGAGAAAGAAGCCCGCACCAGCGGACTTGCAGTAATTGAGTCGAAAAAAGGTCAGGCTTTACACCTGCCATCAAACCTGCTTGCGATTGATCGCAGTGGAAAACCCGTTAAAGAAGCCCGTACATTGGTTGCTGCAAGCAGCAATGCTGTTGCAACTGAAAAACTGGGATTCTTCGAAGCACTGCGCGATCGCCAGGTATTTAAAGAACTGGGTGCGACTTACCTGCTCGGATTGTCGTACAATTTGGGATTACCTGGATTCACAGTTGGTGCTACCGCTGTTTGGGCTGCCGAAAACGCAGTTTCGACCGAAAGCACACCAACCTTGGCCGGTCCTTCTCCAACACCACACAGACTGACTGCATTCACCAATATCTCATGGCTTTTGAAAGCACAAGCCAACGCTTCTATTGAACAAATGGTAGTAGGTGATTTGGAAAATGCAGCCTCACAAACATGGCAACAAGCCGCAATTAACGGTACCGGTTCAGGTCAGCCAGCAGGATTGCTTGGATTGGCAGGAACAACTTCTGTTACGCACGGAACAAATGGTGGAGTACCCACATGGGCAACCGTTACCTCAATGGAAGCATTGGTTGAAACAGCCAACGCAAACAAAGGAAGCCTCGGCTACCTGACTAACGGAAAAGTGCGCTCAACCCTGCGTCAAACTCCGATTACTCCTACCTATGGTAACGCCATGGTATGGCCACATATCGGTCCACAGGAAATCAACGGATATCCAACCGCGGTTACATCATCCATGCCTTCAAACATGACCAAAGCTTCTTCCGGAGCTGTGTTGTCAGGTATGATTTACGGTAACTGGAACGATCTGGTGTTGTGCCAGTACGGTGGTCTGACAATCACTTTTGATCCATTCACTCGCGCCACTTATGCTGAAGACATGATGGTGTTGAATATGTGGGTTGATTCGGTGGCTCGTCGTGCTGCATCATTCTGCGTAACCAAAGATTTGGTAACAGTACCAGTGGGTGCTTAACCAAGTAATTAAGTTGATAAACTCCCCGCTGCTTTAACCTGTAGCGGGGATTTAATAAAAACGGACATGGCAAAAATTAAATTCATTAAAGACCCAACTGGCGTGTATCGCCTCGGGCATTTTGTTGGCGAAGTAGCCGACTATCCTCAGGCGCAAGCAGAGGTAATGGTATCCAGCGGCCACGCTGAATATGTAAATGAAGAATCCAAAGCACCAGTAACTGAAACGGCCACAGAGTCGAAAGAGGTTGAGAAAGCAGAAGTAAAACCCCGGAAAAAAAGATAAGTGGCAACCTATAAACTCATATCACAACCCGAAGGACTGGCCATCAGTTTGTCCGACGCTAAACGGCAACTCAGCATTGCCGAGGCAGAAACATTCTGGGATCAGTACATTACAAACCTGATCGGAATAGCCACTGAAATCGTTCAGGACATGACCTGGCGTTCACTTCTGGTTCAGGGGTGGAAATATTTGGTGGATACCTCAGAAATGAAGTCAACGCTCCTGTTGGTGAAGTGCCCGGTGATCAGTATTGATTCTGTAAAGTATATTGACAGCAACGGTGATTTACAAAACGTAGACGCATCGACTTATCAAACTGATGTTATTTCAGAACCGGCACGGGTTGTATTTAGTACTCTCCCATCGGCAAAAAGCGAAACACTTAACTCGTTGCAGATCAATTTTACCAGTGGTTATTCACGCACACTTACTGATCCGGTATTGTGTACTGCAGTTAATTTAACTACCAATGTATTTACAAAGGCTGCACACGGGTTGCGCAATGGCGATATTGTTCAGTTCCCCGATTTAGGAACTGTTACTGGCATCTCTTTGGAAACCGATTACTACATCATAAATAAAACAACAGACACTTTTAAAGTCTCTGCGACATTAAACGGATCTGCTGTTGATCTTACCGGAGCCGATACAACTCCTCCAACGTATCAAAACCAACAAGTATTAAGCATCCCTGGTCCCATCAAGGAAGCAATACAACTGTTGATCGGTGATTATTACCTGCACAGGGAAGACAGTTCATACGCGCCAAGCACTTCAATAATCAACAGCGCACAAAAAATATTAGGGCCTTACATGTTAACCAACGTTTATCAAAACTTACCATGATATCAGCAATACCACCACGGGCAACGCCCATAACACCAAGCAATACAGCTTACCTGACTGCAAAGTTCTGGAATCCTGTATTCGAATCAGCAATAACAGCTGCCTCCTTTGATGGAGCTACCGATGTAATTACCATCACGGATCTCGCATGGGCAAATGGTGACCAGGTAATATGTGACAATGCCGGAACTACTGGCCTCACAAAAGGCATGGTGTACTTTGTGATTGGAGTAACCGGCGATGATCTCCAGTTGTCAAAATACTTTGGAGGCACGGCCGAGAATCTCGGTGCAACCGAAACCACACCACCAACTCTAACACGCATTGCAACTTTCACCACCCAGCGCACCACCGGAACAATTTATGTGGGTACCGCCGGGAATATCGTGGCGCTTCCAAGCGGCCATGCTGACACCGACGATCCAACAGAAACAGAGGGTGGTGCGGTGCTGTTCCCAAACGTTCAGGTAGGTGATTTTGTAATGGGAGTAAAAAAGGTTTTTGAAACTACAACAGCCAGTAATCTGGTTCTAAAATACGATCTCCCATAATGGCCATTGCTGGAAAATATGATCGGGTGATGAACCTATACTCACGCACTTTGGCTAAACAAGCCAATGGTGAAAACGTTGCAACCTATGCAGAGTACGTGACCGAGATACCTTGTTCGTATAAAGGCATTTCGGATAATGAGCAGGTTGAAATGAAGCAGCGCGTAGGAGTTGGCGTAGCAGAATTCCGCATTCGATATCCGCATTCATTCAGTGTCGATCAAACCATGCAGATACTGTTTGAAAGTAATACTTATCAGATCCTCGGAGCTGATGAAGACGAGTTTGGAAGAAAGGTTGAAATGATCATCCGGGCGAAAAGAAAGGATAATACATGAGCGCGGATAATACATTATATACTTTACTCAATTCAAACGTTGCTGTGGCCGCTGTTGTAAGCGACCGCATTTTTCCGCTATACGAAACACAAGAAGCATTGCCGCCATTTATTTCCTTTCAACAAATTGCAAATCGCCCCTCAACAAACAAATCAGGTCCATCTCCAACTGATACACTTTTCTACCAGGTGAACAGTGTCGCAAAGACATTCATTGCTGCACGCTCACTTGCTGAACTGGTTCGGACGGCTCTTGACTTTCAAGCTTCGGAAAGTATCAAAGCAATCACCTTTTCAGAAGAAACTACAATGTGGTCAGATGACGCCGGATTAGAAGGATACGCAGGAATTGCACAAACATATGAAATAAGATACAACCGATGAGCATACTTAACGGATCGAAATGCTGGCTATACTTTAACGGAAAGCCAATAATGGTTGCGGTAGCGCATAACATGACTTTGACTAATGCGCTCAGAGAAACCAGTAATAAATATACCGGATGGGCATCGCATGCCGGAGGACTTGTGTCCATGAAAGGCGATGCTGAAGGACTATTCGTTGAAAGTCCGCTGAACTTTGTGCCTAATTCGGACGATTGTTCGGCTGCATCCTGGACAGCATCTGGCCTAACCGTTTCCGGAACGCTTTACGAAAATCCAACCGGACGATTGACCGCCAACCGGGTTACTGCTGTTTCCAATGGAGACTACCTTCAAGCTGCACTCGGAACTATTCCAACCGGCACAAACAAAGTTTCGCTTTACCTGAAGAATGCTACCGGAGGAACCATATCAATTATTGCCGGTGATGATGGTGGCTCTTCCACTCCGGATCAAGTTACTATGACATCAACCTGGCAACGGTTTGATATCAGCTACAACTTTACTGATGGTGACAATGCGTTCATCAAGATATCCAGTGAAGCCGGTGACACGGCCACACAGTTTGATATTGCGATGGTGATGCTAAATCTGGGAAGTGTATTGCAGGACTTTCAGCCATCACAAAAAGACTTTGCAAGCATGTTTGCTGCAATCACCGCAGGAGCTACCGTTCAAATGATTTCTTCTTCAGATACTGATACAGCTACACGCTACGAGTTTGATGCAAAGCTATCAGACTTAAAGCGCAGTCATCCAATGAACCAAAACATTACTTATTCATTCTCATTCGCTTCAACCGGCGAAGTAACCCCAACTGAAATTTAAACAAACAATACAATGGCAACAACAGGAGTAGTAAACGGGTCGCTTGTAAAACTAAAACTTACCGGCTCAGCTGTGGCATATTTGACCACAAACGATTTAAACATTGCAAACGCACTGCGCGATACCACCAATAAGGATTCGGCGTGGGCTTCTTTCTTGGGGGGTCTCTTATCGGGAAACTTCTCTTGGGAGCTGCTTCATGTTGAGGACGGAACTGAAGGATTTGACACCGCGTTTGCTTCTATCACCGGCGGAACTGTGATCGCCTTTGATATCACATCCGGCGTAAGTGGAGATAAGCATTACAGCGGCAACATGCTTTTTGAAACGCTCAAGATCAGCTATCCGATGAACCAAAACGCTGTGGTTTCCGGAAGTGCTAAAGTAACCGGTGCCATCACTGAAGGCACTGTATAATATCCCATGTTCGGGGATTTGTGGCCCCGGACGTCAGCTTAATAAGCGGTCCGGTGGCTTTTTCTCCGGGCATACAACAACACATGAACATGGAATTAAAACACAAAGACCAGCTAATTGCAATGACGTTCACGGTGAACGCTCTGCGCAACATTGAAAAAGAATTGGGCCACGACATCCCGTCGATTGCCCGAAGTACCTCTCGCGTAATTGATGACGAGGAGGTAAAAGGCGTGTATTACACAATCGATGATATCGTCGTAGTACTCAAGCATGCCACATCATTAACTGAGAAGGAGTGCGAGGATTTGATCAGCAATAATCCTGGATTGATTTTTCAGGCAGGAGGAGCATGCGTAAGGGCGTATGTTGATATTTTGAAAATGGCAGAAACGGGAAACTCGACAGCCCCGACCAGCTAAAGGGCGAGCAGGTATGGGGCTTGCTGGAGCAAATATGTTTAGGCTGGCTGAATTTAGAAACCTATGAAACAGTACCGGTAGGAAAACTACATGCCAGGTTCGTGGGGTTGATAAAGTTGATGGAAGTGAAGGAGCGGCGCATGTGGGAGAAAGTACGCTACTTGGCAAGGTTTGAGTTCGCAAGTGTTTATGATAAAGCTGGCGTTGAAGCGTTGTTGGCGGTTTTAAATAAACCGTTTCCGTGGGAGTCGCAAGTTGAATCATCAGGCAAACGCAGTCCCCAGGAGCAGGAGGAATTTGTTAAGGAATTGAAGGATTTGTTTCCCGAGAATATAAAATGGAAACCACATGGCAGTTAATAACATAGAAAACCAAATTAAGCAGTCCATTAACGAAGCAGCGATTACGTTTGATCGTATTGCTGCAAGTGCGCTTGGTCAGAGGGTTGTTCAAGATGTTTTGGATGTTGCCACAAAGCCTTTGGTTAATGACTTGCAACGCAGGTTTGATATGATTGCTGCCTCCGGATTTGGAAAGAATGGCGAACCCTTTGAATCAGTTAAGCTCAGGTTTGTATCTGTTCCCTCCCAAACCAAACCAAACGTAAGGCGAACTGGTCCAACCGGTCCGGGATGGCAAGTTGCATGGTTAATGGAATTTGGATCAATTGAACGCCATAAGTCTTCAGGAGCCAGTACAGGTATACAACCGGCAACCGGATACATGCGAACCGCAGTTATTATGAACGCAGAAAAGGTAAGCGAGCTTGTGGTTACCGGTATACAAAAGGCCATTGAAATAAAAACCGAACAACTTGGACTCAAGAGCAATAAATGAAAGGCATATGGATACCGGCGGGCGTCGACACCGAGAACTTAAAAAAGGATCTTAAGACTGCTGCGGATGAAACACGCAAGGCGGGTGGATTAATAGCAGCCGACGGTAAACGAATGGCCGACGGAACGGAGACAGTTGTTAAGGCAACTAAATCGCTTGCTCAAGAGTTTCGTGCTGCAACAAAACAGGCTCAGATCACTGCACAAAATTACGGGATCCTGTCAAAAGAAGGACTCAAGGCAGCAACCGCTGCAGGTAAATTGCGTGACGAACTGGAGGATTACAGAACCATAGAAAGAGCATTGGGGGGCGACGCTCCGGTTTTTACTGCGATGGGTCAGGGCCTTCAAGTTGCTGCTTCCGGTTTTGCGGCGGCTCAAGGAGCAGCTGCATTGTTTGGAAAAGAAAATGAAGATGTTCAAAGGACGCTTTTAAAGGTACAGGCCGCAATGGCTTTAACGCAAGGACTTGCCGGACTTGCCGCCGCTAAAGATGCTGTGATTGCTTTAAATGCTGTGATGCTGGCTAATCCGGTAACTGCAATGATTGTTGGATTTACGGCTTTGGGTGTTGCCGGATACCAGGCGGGTAATATTATTTCTGAAACATTCGAAGAATCAGACACCACCCTGGACAAGGTGAACAAGACCGTATCAATCCTTACGATGAATGTTCAGGGAATGATGCTGGTTCAAATGCATTATTTAAAAGTAGTTAGCCTCTCTCAACAGGAATACAATAAAATACTTATCTCCGGTGCAGAATCGTGGCACAAGATACAGCAGGACAATATTGCCATTGAGGAATTAAGGCTGCGGGCAAGCAAGAGCGGCAAAGCACTGGAATTAGGATTGATTGATCTGAATCTCAAAAAGCAGTTGGAAACTGCTCAGTATTCATTTGATATTTCCAAGAAAACTTTTGGTGATAAGGTGCGTTTAGAGCAATCGATTTCAGCATTCAAAAAACTGGCCGAGAATGATCGACTGCGTGTTGAACAGGAGTATATAAAGAAAAGCAAAGAGAATAAACAAAAAGCAGCTGAAGAAGAAGTTCAGGATGAGCTGGATAAATACAAAAAAATTGAGCAAGCCGAGAACGATGCCCTGATCCGTGCTCAGATGAACGATGCAATTTACGGTCCGAAGAAGAAAAAGGTTGAACTGGATTTGACTTTTGGTAGTCGGAAATCTGCGCTCAGTGCGTTTTATGAATCCGCAGCCGATGAAGCAGCTCGAGGTCTGGAAATTCTCAACAAGAAGATTATAGCTACAATGGCGAATGCTAAGCAAACGCTTGTTGCTGCAATGTCAGAAATGGGATTAGCGGCAGTTTCCGCAATGGGTGCATCGTTTGTTACAGGAGATGTTGATTTATCAGGATTGTATTCAATTTTTGCCAGCGTGGCCGATGCGATTGCAAAACAAATGCTGGCGTTAGGTGCAGCTATAGCTTTGGCTGGTCCAGAATTTTGGGGAAAGGCCGCGCAGTATTTTGCAGCCGCAGCAGCTTTGGAACTTTTAGCGGGAGCCTCAAATGCATATGGACAATCTCAAAAAGGAAGCAACGCTCCGGGGCAAACCGTTTCTGTGCAACCAACTGGCATTCCTAAAATGGCCGATGGTGGTATTCTTACAAAACCAACATTGTTTTTGGGGGGCGAATACGCCGGAGCTTCATCCAATCCGGAAATCGTAACTCCCCTATCCAAACTAAAAGAATTTATGGGCAGCAGTGCCGGTATGCAAGCAATTGTGGTAACCGGTAGACTCGATGGCCGAATGATAAAACTGCAAGCTGCGCGTCAAAGCCGGTTTGATAAACGTGTATATGGAAGATGAGCAACATAAGATGGCGCACCGAGTTTTACGATGAATCGAGCGATCACATCCAGCATCGCATCGACATTATCGATACCTCTTACGATGGTACGACAGAAACTTTTGACGCCTCATACGCTCCGGTAAAAGTGGTATGGGATGGAGAGGGCGAAAACTTTATTACCTCCCCTATGCGTGCATCCAGTATCAGTGTGCCGATGGAGGTTTCTCCCACCACCACAACTCTTGCAACTTGGATCAGCGCTGTTGCTGGTTACACTACTCAACGTGTTTTCGTAAAGCATTATATCAATATAGCATCTGTGTGGACATTGCAAGGTATTTATGCCATGATTCAGGATGCTATTGAATACGACGATGCTCCATTTTATGCATACACCATTACGGCCACGGACGGTCTGTCTTTAACCCGTGATCAAGAGTTTAGCTATGCCACCGAACAAACCGGATATAAATCACTGCTTGAAGTGCTTTGCCAAGCATTGGCTTACACCGGCACTCAGGCGCAGTGGGGAATAAACGATGTGTATATTCAATCTTCCATCAACTGGTACGATATCAATCAAAGTGCCACAGGTGGAGTGTTACCTAATTTACGGGCATCACTACTCACATGGCTCGAAGATTACGAAAACATTGTAGCCTCCAAGGCATGGGATGTTATTGAAAAAATTCTTTCCTCCTTTGGGGCCCAAATCAAAATGATCGATGGTACCTGGTGTATTATCCATGCAGAGAACCTGACCAATACCACCAACACGTTTTATAAATACTCCAAGGCTGCATCTTTCTTATCCAGTGCGTCGTATACGGTTAACCTTTCGTTTCCTCAAGCTGGAGTGCGCATGCCTATCGCTTCCATGAAGTGGTCGTACCTACCTCAGTTAAAAGCTCAGCGGATAAACCATACAGTAATCTCATACGAAAAATTCAGTAAGGGATTAGAATACCCATACGATAGCGCATCGCTGGAGCATACCATTACCGGTCCGGGATTGTGGGGTCCTCAACAGGATAACCGTATGACTCACCAAATGTGTTTGAAATTTAAACTCCAGATGGGATTTGTGTATGAGAAAAACAACTCGCTGGGTATTGTGGTAAATCCAAATGGCACTGCGCGGGTGCGCATACAAAGTGGCGACTGGTATTATGGTGATTTATACACAAAACAGAATTTTCCGGGTATTGGCGATACGTGGGTCGCTAATCGTGGGTGGTTTAAAAACAACACTATATATTTAACATGGCCAGTTAATGTTTCTCAGGCTATTACTCAGATAGAACTAACCACACCACCGGTACCTGAATTTGAAGTAGCGTCCTATATTATTACCGTGCTCGGTGTCAGCTATGCAGCTGGTCCAGTTCCTTTCGAATGTGAAGGTATTGCCCAAATGGTAGTCGGTTATGATGCCAATGGAAGGCCTATTGGAGAATCAACCAAAACCTACCAGTGTGATAATACCAATTACGGAAGCCTATCTAAGGTAGATGAATTTGATACAACGCTGGGTGATGGTGCATTTACTCCAGTAATTGGTGGCCTGCAGGTATATAATGGATCTGCATGGGTTGCATCCACCATGTGGGCGGTAGGAAGCACGGCAACTACAGGATTCAGACTTGCACATTTGTATGCCAGAGAAATTATGCGTTTCAGAAACCTTCCGATGCACGTACTTACAGGTACTGCCTTTATGAATTACTCTTATACCCCTGCAAAGACGTTCACCTGGAGAGACAGGGTAATGATGTTCAATGCCGGAGAACATGATTTAATGCGTGCCGAGTGGACTGGTGAATGGGTGCAGATCAGCAGAAGTACAACAGTATTTCCGGTGGATCAGGCTCAGCCAACATATGGCCGCAACGATCAAACCGCAAACCGACTGGCCGGTGCAATATTTGATATCGGTAATCTGCAAGAGAGCGTTTCTGAAATGGCTAACAAGCAATCGATCATTGCTGAAGCTGTACGACAAATTGTGGCGGTCCGTGGTCAGAATTCTGATGAGTTTCTTGTTCAGAATGTGGATGGGTTTCCAACCGGAGCAGCCGAAGGAGATAAAGCCTATCTGAAAGGAAAGGTTATTGATGGAAAAGTAAAATTGATTTTCGACAATGTTACGGATTAACTTCACCGATATAACCAACCTGCCGTATTTCGTGAAGTGCACCCGCGCAACAGATAATGCGTGGGGATTCGATAACGGAAAGCTCGTTCAGTTTTTGGCCGATACCCCAAGACTATGCCGGCCGATGGGATTATTGGTTGAGAAATCAGCAGAGAATCTTTGCCTATACTCGCGTGACCTTACCAATGCAGCATGGACAAAAACCAACTGCACTGCCACGCTTAATCAATCAGGAATAGACGGTGTAAGCAGTTCAGCATCGCATATTTTAACCACCGCTGCAAATGCAATTGTTTCCCAAACATTCACGGCCGCAAGCGCTGAAAGAACACTCAGTATATTTATTAAACTACTATCCTTTACCACCACCGCAAACATTTACCTCTCAGTTAACGGAACTGATTATGTTCAGGTTCAACCTATGCTTAATGTGTGGGTTCGAATTAAGGTTACCCAAACCTGCAGCAACCCCACTATAAAAATAAAGTGCCTGGAAGATGATGTTGAATTCGCAATTGATGTTGCCCAGCTGGAGGCGGGTTCAATAGCTACTTCTCCCATTATTACTACCTCAGCAGCGGTAACGCGAAATGCAGATGAGGCGTATCTTGAAATCGATCAAACTGATGTACGCAACTGGTTCAATCCAGACGAAGGAACTGTCCAGGTTAAATTCACCGGCGGGTTTGCCAATAACGAAACATTCGCCGCGTTCTTTCAAAAGAGTGATGAAACCGGCGATTATATTCAAATGGGCATAAAGCGCGACTCAACCTCAACGCTGGCAAACATTGGTATAACTGAAAATAAGTATTTCAGCACTTCTGATTTTGACGAAACAGATGCCGGTAGAACTACCCAGTTTGAACTTGTACTCAGCTATAAGGATCTGCGACAAGAAGCTGCTTTTAATGGCCAGATTCCTATTGAGGCTTTTTCTGCTCAACCATTTGATTTTGCAAACGTAAACAGATGCTGGCTTGGTAATAAGGGCGGCGCTGATCACCTGAATGGTTATGTACAGTTGATTGTAGTTGGTGATACTTTCGCACCAATTACAGAACTGGTACCTGGTATATCAACTCAGCTACCATATCCAACTACACCGGTAGTTTCATTTGAATATACCGCTCCAAACACAGCCACCCTTACCTGGGCAGCGGTAAAAACAGCAATCGGATATCTAATCAAATATCAGGACGATCAAGGTAACGAGCCGGTATTTGTAGACGCCGGAAACGTGCTGACCTATGATATCGAAGGTCTTGATCCTACATACGAATATATAATTACCGTTATGACAATAATTTCTAACACAATCGGAATTGGTGCATCCAGCACTACTTCTTTACCGGCCATTGCCGCATCGTCTTTCCAAGCTCGTGTAGTAGCAGATAGTGGTACGTTTGAGGCGTACAACTGCCTGACCACGCTCATTATGCAGTTGATGAATAATGGCGTTTATGATAACCTGTCCTGTTTGATCAGTTCAAATGGCTGCAAGGCCAGTTTGATTTACGCCGCATTACCAACGAACGGAAATTCAGACTTGGGGTACACACGGGCGACAACCGCACCTCGGTTTAATGAGTCCGGCTTTTTGGTATCAGTAGCCTCCAACGTGCCGCAATTAAATTATCCGATCGGTGGCGGGTGCCCATACTGGCTGCTTGAAAAACAATCCACCAATCTGCTTCAGCGTTCAAATGAATTTGATAACGCATATTGGACAAAAACCAATACTACAGTAGTTGCAGCTGCCGCCGTATCTCCGGACGGAACTACAAACGCATACCTACTTTATCCTACTACAACAGGTGCAAATAGAACTCTGGATAAGGCTATTACAATTTCTTCTGGAGTTGCTTGTACAACAACAGTATATGTAAAAGCATCGGGCTTTACCTGGTTCAGGCATTTTGGTGTAAATGCTGCTGACGGAAACGATGCAGTTTGGTTTAATGTATCAGCAGGAACTATCGGCACAACCGGTTCGAACATAACCTCTGCAACAATAGAAAGTGTTGGCAGTGGCTGGTATCGTTTACGGGTAACGCAAACAAGTTCTTCGACAACCGGAAATTTTTATTCTGGTCCAGTAGATGCCGACGGTTCAACAACCTCAACCACTAATGGAACAGATGGGGTTTATATTTATGAAGCGCAAATAGAGGAATCAAGTTATCCTACAAGCACCATACCAACAACATCTGCCGCCGCCACACGAAATGCCGGGAATACTACCTCATTCGGTACAGCAATAACCATGACTGACATGACCGTGTTTTATGATTTTTACGCGATTGAGGCAGGATCAATGGCTTTTGGTAGCTACAATGGCAGTGGAAATTCATATGTGTATCTGGCAGCAGGTGGGATATATTTTAAATCTCTGGGTGGTACTGAAACACAAATTGGAAGTGCAGTCTCTTTAAACGCTCGTCACAAAATTGCAGTAAAACGCAGTGGAACATCAGTAAAGCTGTTTGTTGATGGTGCATTGACCGACACTACCGCTGTTGATGCAAACAATTTTGAACTTGAAATTTTTGGTGCAGCAAAAGATGAGGGCGGCGGTATTTCCGGATACAACCTCCGTGGCCGGCTTTATGATGGATATGCCTACGATGAAGCGTTGAGCGATGATTTATGTGAAACACTAACTACACTTTAATATGAATATTTACAAACTAAGGTACAACTCAAAAACGGCAGCGATTGCCGATTTAAAAACAAAGGGGTTATTGGATGTTGATTCAAACATTCTATGTCATGCGGTTGTGTTTGTTGGGTTGATTGAACAGACCCCTCCTATTGTTGAGCCAAATGGTGATGGCGTTGATCTGGTTACACCAGCAACACATCTTCCCGGATTTCATGTGGATGTAATGTGTGAGCAGGATATAAATTTCGGAGCAACAGAAATTATCGTTAACAATCCAAAGCATGTGTTTGCATGATATCAGACATACTATGACCTATCAACAAGACAAGACTAAAGTATTCAACTGGGTAATGGTTACCGCAGCATCGTTTGTGATCGGCTTACTGTGGTCGATTGATACCAAACTGAATACGCTTATCACGGAGAACGCTGTAAAACTGAGCAGGTGAAGGAGTTGAAGCAGCGGGTAGACAACATTGAACAATCGGTATATGTAAAACCAAAAACAATCCGAATCAGATGAAACAGCTTATTGAAAACCATCGCAAGCCAACACCCAAAAAGTGGCGCAGAATCGGCGACTTTGCGCTGCTATTAGCTATCGCTATTGAGCCAATTATTAAATCAATGCCACTTGAAGATGGTCCGTTAAAAAACTGGATGGCATGGGTAATGGGTGCGCTGCTAATTGTGTTAAAGTTCTGGACCAATACACGCACAGATAGAAATATCTATTCCGGACCTACCCAATGAACCGGATCACACCACAGGAAATCACATCGCTCGGCCAGCGCATCGGATTGAGCTATGCCCAGATGATGGCTTTCATAATGACCGAAAGCCCGGGAAGAGGATTTGATCCGGATAACGGTAAGTTGCTGATTCAATTTGAACCGGTGTGGTTTAAAAGAAAAGAACCGTTTGCTCCATCCGGAAAATGGTCAATCAACAAGGTCGAAGTACAATCAAAGGAATGGCTTGCTTTCAATAATGCGTATGGGATCGATCCGGTATCGGCTATGGAATCGACATCGATCGGCTTACCACAGATCCTTGGGTTGCACTGGAAGCGGTTAAGCTACCGGTCAGTTGGTGAAATGTGGGATGAATTTAAGCGTGGGGAGTTTAACCAGGTATGGGGACTGACTGAATTTATCAAGACAGGTCCCAAACTTCACACCGCAATAAAATCAAACGACTGGCATGTGGTGGCCACGTTATATAATGGTCCGCTCTACAAACAAAAAGCTATCCAGTGGGGTCGCGAACCGTATAACATTACGCTGGAGAAAAACTTCATCCGGTATTCAATATGAAAGAACATTTGCCAGAGCCGGGTGATCTCGTAAGAGATATGGGTAATAAGAATTTTATGTTCTATTGCCTGGGCTGTAAGTACTACCATGTGTTCGATAATCGCTGGTCCTTTAACGGGGATTTCAAAAAGCCAACCTTTGAACCGAGTTTAATGGTGAATAGAGGTTATCCGGATCAGTGCCACAGCTTTGTACGCAACGGACAGATAGAATTTCAATCCGATTGCCATCACAAACTCAAAGGTCAAACCATATCGCTACCTCCACCATTTGATCCAGAACCATGAAAGAAAAATTATTATATCTGCTGGCCGGTATCCTTGTGGGCTTGTGCCTGAACCTGATTACTTGCAATGGACATTTTGGACAAAATTTGTCCAAACAGGTGGACAAAGCAGAGAAAGATAACAGGGTGCTCAAGCCGATCATTCCAAAGATTGAGCTGAAGAAAGTCGAAGTTGAGCGGGTAAAACAAAAAAAACTTACTGAGTATAAATCAAAACCAGTAGAACTTCGGGCCCAGGAGTTAAAGCCGATCGGCCATATTGAAAGAGTTGATTCAAACCGGTGGGAGGTTGATTCCCTTTTGATCGATTCCATGAACCGGCTGAGAATAGATAATGTGGCCACGCATGATCAGCTGACCTTATCTGATTCCATCATTAAAATTCAGGCAATGGTGATCGTGAATGATTCGACAATTATAACCGGGTTGAAATCGGAGAATTCGGGACTGAAGAAACAGAACTTGTTCCTAAAGATCGGTGGCGCAATTGCCGTAGTTGTTGCCCTATTGCTATAAGGTTACCATATCCTGAAGCTGTTCATTTTCGTAATCTTCTCTTTGATAATTTCGGTTATTTGGAAATCAAGCATTCCAAGCCGTAAACCGATATATTTCTTGAAGTCAATCGATTCAGGATTATATATGTTTCCTTCTTTATCTTTTACCGGATTTCCGCTTTTAGCACCATGTATTAATTCTACAAGACTCTTCATTTCATTGATATATTCATGATGTAGTTTGTTACCCCTATCAAGCAGAAGGGTTACCTTGAATAGTGCTTGAGATATTTTTGAATCGTCATATTTCTCGTTCTTTTGAAATTCAAGAATAGAATTATGAAATTCTGGAATAGCTAATCTAACTTGCTTGATCCAATCAGCATCTATACTTTTGTTTGCTGAATGTACAATGTTTCTGTTTGCTAAAACAAACCCTGCTAATGCCACAACTGGTGTAGCAAAATCTCTAAGTATATGGTATATACACATAATTGAATTAATTTAAAACTCCGGCGACTGATCCCTGATTACTTGGGATGACTTCTCGATCATCTTTTTCGCATACACCCTTGTCATTTTGGTAGAGTGGTGCCCATATAGGTCCCGCAGATATTCAATCGGGATGCCCGACATGATCTTGTCATCGGCTCCGGAATGCTTCAGTCCGTATAGTTTCAGATCCGTTGGTAGTCCACCGTTTTTATGAATCACTCTGTCCCACATTTCGGTTAACCGGTTGCGGTGTAATCGCTTCGGGCCGGACGCAAGTGTAAATTTATTGCTGAATATATACCAGTCATTCTGAACACCTGTAATGTTTTTCTGAATAGTAAGGTACTTATCGGCCAGTGATTGGTTAATTGGAACTATGCGGATCTTACGGTTCTTGGATTCAATGACTGTAATTATAAGGTCCTGCAAATCGATGTTATCCCACTGAAGCGATAGTAGCTCAGCTGGCCGGATTCCTGTTTGATAGATTGTTTCACATACCACCCCAAAAGCAAATGATTCTTCATAGGTTAATTCCTTCACCTTTTCCCGGACTCCTTTGCTCATTGTCTTATACCCCTTCCGCTCCGGTTGTCTTTCCTCTTTGATTCCATGAACCGGACTTACTTCGATCAATTCATCTTCGACCAATACAGCAAAGAAAGATTTTAGCAGTGCCAGGTACTTATTTACTGTGTTTACGGAATGATCTTCCTTCAGACGATATAATAGCCGTTTGATGTCTCCGCGTCGCACCTCGTTGATTAATTCATTATCCAGCTTGGTTTGCTGAAGCCCAATCTTTATGTACTTCAAACCTGACCGGTAATCGAGGTAAGTTTTTCGGCTCCACGATTTCTCCTTCTTCGTAAGACAATAATCCATCGCACCGGCAAAGCTCATAGTAAATTTGGATGAACCAATCCCGAAAGGATTATATCCGGATTTAAGCTCCAGGTTAATTGCTTCTCGGAGTGCAGTTGCTTCAGATGTTCTCTCCCGGATCGTATGAAACCGGTTGATTCCCTTTTTTTCAATGAACCGTTTGAACTTTCTGGTTGCAGGATCCATGAAGTAGTAGTATACGTACCATTGCTTGGTGATATCCTTTCCGGTTTTTGCACCAAAGTATATCTCGGCTTCCTTATACTCTTTCATGAATGATATTTTTTTGATACGGTAAAACGCAAACGCCTGAAAATCAGTACGTTTGCGTTCAATGTGGAGATGGCGGGTATCGAACCCGCGTCCGGAGGAGGAAAGGTCATGCTTTCTTCACGCTGAGCCTCTCATTGTTTTCGTCACTGGTCAGGCTGAAAGGCGGGCCAAACCGGCGCTTAGCTCTTTATTTACGTCTGAAGCACAGGAGCAGTACTTCATCCAACTTTTCCTGATGATGCCCCGGTTGCAGATGCGGTTAAGCTAACACCTGCGGGACAATGGCTATTGCGTAATCTATCCGGATTAGGCAGCCATAGCGAAGTTATTTTCGCCTGTTAGAGTTTTGAGTATTGAGATTAAAGTGCCAATATCCCAATGCACTGCGTGCTTACATGCCATTTGCACTTCCCGTCAATTCCATTCATCCCCAAATGAACTACAAAGGTACATCAATTCTATGGTTACTTATGCAACAGGAGTTGTTGTAATTTCCTTAAAAAGTTCAATAGAATACCAGATCCTATACCGCTACCGGTGCTTTAATGGCCGGATGTGGGTCGTAGTTTTCAACGGTAAAGTCGCCGTAGGTAAAGTCGAAGATCGAACGAATCTCCGGATTGATACGCAATACCGGATAGGTTCTGGGGTCGCGGCTCAACTGCAATTCAACCTGCTCAAAATGATTGGTGTAAATATGTGCATCACCAAAGGTATGAATAAAATCTCCGGGTTTAAGATTGCAAACCTGTGCAACCATATGTGTTAACAAAGCATAAGAAGCAATATTGAAAGGCACTCCCAGAAACATATCTGCACTGCGCTGATACAACTGACAACTCAGTTTTCCATCAGCCACATAAAACTGAAAAAAAGCATGGCAGGGCATCAGCGCCATTTTGGGAAGATCCGCTACATTCCATGCACTCACTATCATCCGGCGCGAATCGGGATTGCTTTTGATCATTTCAATCACTTCGCTCAACTGATCTATATGACGCCCATCGGGAGCTGGCCAGCTTCTCCATTGGTATCCGTATACCGGTCCGAGGTTTCCGTCTTTATCGGCCCATTCGTCCCAAATGCTCACACCATTTTCTTTCAGATAAGCGGTATTGGTTTCTCCTTTGATGAACCACAACAATTCGTGCAGGATGGATTTCATATGAACCTTTTTGGTAGTAATCAATGGAAATCCTTCTTCCAGATTGAAACGCAATTGGGCTCCAAAGATGCTACGCGTACCCGTACCGGTGCGATCGGATTTATTTATTCCGTTTTCGTAAATATATTTGAGTAGTTGTTCGTACTGGTTCAT